GCAACATTGGAGGGAGTCAACCCAACATTAACAGGAAAACTTGGTAGTGAAAATATAATCTTCGAAGAATCTGATACAGGAAAACACTATATGTGGGACGGTTCAACAACGTGGAATGAAATAGCATGACAGAGGATATTGATGACTCACCAGATAGTAAAAAGACTTACAGAATTTCTACTGATAACATCTCTAATCAACGCAGTTTACTTTGCAGTAATAATACCTTGGATGATTTTTGTGATAGGAGTTCAGGGAGAACAGTTCAACAACTGGCTGTGGCAGGGATTCATAATAGACCTAGCATTGGGTTATCCTGCTGGTAAATTATTGTTATACTTTAAGGATAAAATACATACGCTCTGTAGATTAGATGAGGTATAATGGCTAAGGTAGATATAGTTTTTCAGCCGAACATATTTCAAAGTAATACATATCAAGATAACACTTGGGGTCTTAATGCATTCCAAAGAGGTACTTTTCAGTCAAATGTATTTGACACTATTCAAACCTTACTTAAAGTAATCAATGAAACATTAGCATCAACAGAAAATACAAACAAACTAAGAGCATTAATAAGATTAGCCAATGAAAGTGAATCAATACAACAATTCAGACAGAGAATCAGGGCTGTAATAAGACTGGTAGATGAGACTTTAGCCACACAAGAGGGTAAAACACGCGTAAGAGGATTAATCAGGTTATTAGATGAGCAGGTATCAGTAACAGATGTAGCAGTAAAACTGCAAACCATGCTTAAACTTCTAGCAGAGACAGAATCATATGCAGAACAGAGAAACTTCAAGAAGACAATATTCCAAATTGTAAGTGAGACAGTAGTCATAGCATTTAAGGGAGCGTTCCAGAATGATGTGTTCCAGAACAATGCATTCACTCAGGCAGTTGCAATAATAAAGAATATTCGTGGAAGAAAGAAATCAGTGAATGAGACAGAAAGCATTGTAAGATTAAGCAAACCATTCCAACAGAATACATATCAGAATAATGTATTCCAGTTAAGTTCAGAAGCAAATAAGGTAACTGGATTAAACAGATTTATCAATGAAGGTATATCCGTACAACAATTCAGAGCAAGGACTAGAGCAGTATTAAGAGCTGTTAACGAGGCACTATCAATCAGTGAAACAAGAGTAAAGTTACAAGCATTGGTTAGACTTGCAAATGAAACTCAAGCAATACCAGAAACACAGAAGAGAATAATGACATTACTTAAATTCTTAAATGAAACAGAATCAGTTCAGTCATTTAGAACAAGGATAAGACCGTTGTTAAAGGTTATCTCAAACACAGTAAGCATATCAGAAACCATAAACAGGTTTAGAGGAATAAAGAGAGTAATAAATAACACAGTAAGCATTCCACAAACAGAACTTCACTTCTCTGGATTCATGAGACTGTTCACTGAGGGTGTAACAATACAGGAGTTTAGAACAAGACCAAGAGCCATACTAAAATTAATAGCAGACACGGTAAGCACTACAGAGAACCTCTATAAGTCATGGGTAAAGAGAGTAAACAATACTGTTGCAACTACTGAATCATTAATACACTTACAAGCGTTGATAAGACTAGCCAACGAAGGAGTATCAATACAATCATTCAGATTAAGAGCAAAGACAATATTAAAATTATTGAATGAAACATTATCATATACAGAGAATACATTATTCAGAAGAGGTATAGTAAGATCTGTTATAGAGACACAGGCAATAGCAGACGCATTCCACAGATTAAAAACAATAATAAGATCGGTTACAGATACAGTATCAATACAGTCATTCAGGACACCAAGAAGATCATTGTTAAAGGTAATAAACAACACTGTTTACATATTAAAGACAAAGGCTTCAACATTCCAATACAACATATTCCAAGGAGACCTATTCCAGTTAGGAGAAGAGGCTCTACATGTAATAGGAATAAGAAGAATGATAAACGAGACTGTTGCAGGAACTGAGTCATTTGCAAGAAGAGTTGCAATATTAGTTGCAGAGACAGTAGCCACCACAGAGAGTTTGTTAAGAAGAATGGCATTAGTGAGGTTGGCTAACGAGACAATATCAGTACAATCATTCAGACAGAGACTTAGAATAATAGTGAAGATGTTAGATGAAACAGTAGCAACTACAGAAACATTACTCAGAAGACTTGCCATACTAAGAACGTTCGCAGAAAATGTTGCTATTCAGGAAGGAACTTTGTTCAGGAGAGTATTAGTAAGAATGATAAACAACACCGTAGCAATTACAAAATCAGAATTAAGATTGCGTGTATTACGAAGAGTGGTAGATGAATCCGTATCAGTACAGCAGTTCAGACAGAGACTTAGAGCAATAGTTAAGCATTTAGGGGAGGAAGTATCTATAACAATTGCTGCAAGTACAATAAGAGGAAGAGTAAAGGCAGTTGTAGAAACCATCAACATATTAAAGGCAGGAAAGGTATTCCAAGACATATTCCAGAACAGTGTATTCCAGATAGGTAAGGAGTATCATAAACTACAAACTCTAGGAAGGTTTGCGAATGAAACTGTAGCATTGGTTGACTCACAGGTAAGAAGATTATCAATTAGAAAACTTGTGGCTGATACAGTTGGTGTAGTTGAAAACTTAGTTCCAAGAAGAGTGTTGGTAAAGATAGCAAACAGTACGGTTGCAATATCAGAAGCATTCATCAAGAGATGGGTAAAGTTGGCAAACGACACTGTAGCAACTACAGAGTCATTAGTACACTTACAGGCATTAGTTAGACTTGCCAATGAATATGTAACAGTTCAATCATTCAGACAAAGAATAAGGGTAATACGAAAACTTGTAACAGAAACAGTAGGAATAACAGAGAACCTTTACAAGGCATGGGTAAAGAGAGTAATAGAGACCGTTGCAACAAGCGAATCATTGTTAAGAAGACTTGCCTTAGTTAAATCCGTAGTGAGTACAGTTGGAATATCAGAAGCGTTTACAAGGTTAATAGTAATAACAATCATGGTATCAGAAACAGTTGGTATTACAGAAGCAAGAACACGAATGAGAGGTATAGTAAGAAGTATATCCGAAACATCTGCAATATCAGATGCATTCCACAGGTTAAGGGCTGTAATAAGATTGGCAAACGAAACAGTATCACCTGTAGAAACATTGTTACGAAGAATGACATTGTTCAAGACATTCGCAGAGAATATATCAATACAGTCATTTAGAGTCCCACAGAGATTGTTATTAAAGATGGTAAACAACACTGTGTCATATGCAGAATCAATAATTAAACTCAGAGGATTGGGTAAGATGGTAAACTCTACAGTGTCAATTTCAGAATCATTGTTAAGGGTACGTGCAATAATTAGATTGGCAAATGAGACAATATCAGTCCAGTCATTCAGAGAAAGAATCAGGGTATTAAGAAAACTAGTAAGTGAATCTGTTGGTATAAGCGAAGGATTTATCAGTAGGTGGGTAAAATTAGCAAACGAGACAGTATCATTTACAGAATCAATATTCAGAAAACGTGCAATAATACCAATAGTAAATGAGGTAGTAGCAATCACAGAAAGTGTGCTAACATTTGCAGGTTATATAAGATATGCCAATGAAGTAGTATCAATAGTAGAGAACCTTACCAAGAACCTACAATACGGATTAGTCAAGAAATCTGCAAGTGTGGGAACACATGCAAGATCTAAGATAGGAAGGCTATTTGACAGAACTAAGAATATAAATCTTTTTAAACGAGGAAAGGGAGTGAAGGGTGTATAGATATGTCACAAAATCTAACCCCAAGAGATGTAGAATATAGAGTAAAATCTGGAAGTAGGGCTACACTAGAACTCACAGTTAATGACTCTAGTGGAACTGCAAAGAACCTATCAAATACAGTAACATATTCAACTGGTGTTTGGAAGGTATGGAAACCAGATGGAACTTTGATAATAAACGGGGCTATAACATACTCTGATAGGACTAATGGTAAGGTCACATATGCTTTATCAGCAGCAGATACTGCTATAGCAAATGCAGGTAATTGGAGTGGAGAAATCGAGTTATTAAACTCTGCAGGAGTGATGTCAGAACAAACGAAATCTTTTAATTTCACCATTGAGGAGTCATACTAATGGCAGATTTAACAGTAATAGCATCGGGAACATGTGAAGAATGTGGTCATAGTCAGGTTTACCATGAAGGTAATAGAGGCTGTGAACATGTATCTGAAGAAGACTCAAACGTTCCCTGTGGCTGTGAAAACATAGGAAGTTACTAGGCTAGTAAGCCTTATATATGAGTGTATATATTACATTGTATGTTAAAGTTAGAAGATATAAATAACGAAGTATACTTTCAATTCAGAAGGTCACAAGTAGACGGACTGGGTACTGAAAGACTAGGACAAATCCATGTCTCAGACCTAATTAAACCATGCATGAGAAATGTCATTTACAAAAAGACAGAACCAAAGGGTATGGGTGTAAGCACTGAGGATATAAAGTCATTATACTTTGGTCAATGTGTACATAATAATTCACAAATAGCTGACGAAGAGCATCATGAAATGTTTCTCGCATATGATTATGTAAAAGATGAGGCATTAACTCATGAAGAGGCTGTCAAAATACCATATGATGACCCTAGACAATACGATATTATCTATGGAAGTCTGGACGATTTGGTAAAGGTGAAGGGTGAATGGGTAATCACTGATAAGAAAACAACGGGGAGCATTGATTACTTCAGTAAGGCTAGGTCAAAACCCAGTGAAAGCCATGTTGATCAGATCAACAGGTATAGGGTTTTGCTAAAGAAATGCTATAATATAGACGCAGAGCGTGGTGCTGTAATATACATTTCCAATAAGGTGGAATCTGATAAGAGAGACAAACCAGTTGTTATGTCATTCAAATTAGACCCAATAGAAGAAACTCTTGTGGACATGATCAAGAAGGCAAGAGAGATCAAAGAGTCAATGAATAAAGGTACTTTACCAGAAAGAACAAAGTGTTTTCTCTGTGACGGTATGTGTCCATATGCAACAAAATGCTTCGGTGATAATAGGAGCAAGTGGAATGGCAAAGAGTGAAGAGATTAGAGTTAAACATATATCACCAGAGTGTAAGACACATAGTCACTATACATGTCCTGTAAAAAGGTTGTCAATAAAATGTGACTGTTTATGTCATAAGTTGATTGGAGAATGAAGATATATTTTCATGCCAATAATAAGGCAACATTAAAATCGTTGCAAGAATGTGGTGTGAAAAACGTGCTTGTTTCTCACAAGTATTCATATGCCAATATAGATAATTTTTCAAACTGTTTTGAAAACATATTTGTGGTGGCTGGAACTGATGATAATCCTGATAAATATCATGAATTTCTAAAGGCTAATAAGGAAAAATATAGCCATGCAGCACAATATCATGTGCCTGATAATATGAATAGAACTATTGATTTTTGGAATAGAGAGGTCTCTCAACATTTAAATACCCTACCAGTATTGCAAGAAGACTTTACAAAACACCTTTCTCAACTAAACCTCCCAGCAGGATCTCATATCTGTGTGGGAAAAATGAAGGGTAGACTGGACACTGAAGAATCTATTAGAAAACTTCCTACCAATAATAAATACCATGGTCTAGGCAAGGGTAAATACATAACAAAAGATTTCTTTGATAGTATAGATACCAGTCTGTGGATTTCAGCAGCAATGTCTAAGAAGTGTGAAATGTGGGGTGATAATTCTGGTATACCTATGAAGTTTGGTGATAATATTAAGACGTTTGAACCAATTCTTGAGCATTATTGTGATAAATATAAGGAAAACATGGAGATTGTAGGTATAAATAAGCATGGTGTGAAGGTAAGACATTACTATACAATGTTAAAACTACCAATGGTGCTGTACTATATGCCTCTCTGTAAGCATTTAAAATGTTATTCAGATAACTTTATTAAGTAAGAGGTATAACTGTTATATAATGGCAGACGATCTATTTAAAATCAAGCCTATAGGTGGAAAGAACATAATAGTAGAGGATAAAAGGAAGACAATATCTCCATTTAATTCTGCTAAACATTTCAAGGACGCAAACATACCAGCATATTGTGACCAATGTATTTACAGATCTGTAGACTCTGGTGGAAATGGCAAGTGCCCAAAGTATGAAAAGGGTGCAGTGTGTGCAATTAGAGATGATTATATTAAAATTATTAACACAATGGATACCAGAAAGCCAGATGATGTCAAGGCTATGCTTGATATGATAGCAAAAATATCATTTGAGAATGTATTAATGGCATTAACTCAGGCAAAAATGGACGGGAATGTACCTGATAGGAATACAAAGAGTGAGATTAATACTTTATTATCAGTAATAAAATCAATTAATGACTTGAATACCAAGGTAGTTGTAACACAACAGACGGAACTTGACCAAAAAACTGGTGATATATCATCTATCTTTAAGCAAATAAAGGCTCAGGGAGTATTGAAGGAAGATGGATAGTGGTCTATTTCAGTGGTTTCTATGTGGTTGTTATTTGGTAGGTGGAATGTCAATAGGCTATTGGTTTAATGAATGGAGACAGAGAAGAAAGGAAGATAAAACAGGAACTGGTAGATGGGATTATAGAGACAGACATTTAGGTGATGGTAGTGAGTTTAAATAATGCCTACTTTAGGAGACCCACCAGCAGCAGGACATGAATATAGAGATGCATGTAAATCATGTGGATCTACTGAGGGAAGAGCATGGACTTATGGAGCAAATGATGGTAAATCAAAAGGATTTTCAACATGTAGGTCATGTGGGGCTGTGACTAAATAATGCCTAGAACAGACTTGCAAACATTACAGGAGAGAAAGGACTTTCTGCAGACAATATCAGAATGTGCAGAGACACCAAGTAAGTTCAGTAAAATATTCTTAGACCATGATGTATTTGATTATAATAAGAAATATGTGGACTGCAAAGACAGGTTCATTGTGTATCGCTCTGGAAGACAGGTGGGTAAAACCATGTCTACAGCAGTAAAGGCAATACACTTTGCGTTCTTTGCACCATTAATGTTAAAGACAGTTAAACATGAATGTACAATAGTAATAGCAGCACCTACACAAAATCAGGCTGGTATTATGTTCGACAGGATTAGAAGCCTTATAATTAATAACAAGTTTCTCAAGGGGTATGTAGTAAGAAACACACAGACAGAGATGTGGGTTAATTTCCTAGACAATACTGGTATGAGTAAGATTGTAACTCGTGCAACTGGTGAACATGGAACTACACTCAGAGGTTATTCACCTCATTGTATTATTGCAGACGAATGTTCTTTCATTAAGACAGATATACTAAGAGCATTCTTGCCTTCAGGTATGGCAACACTTGCAAGGGTATGGTTAACAAGCACACCGTTTAGCAAATCGGGGTATTTTTACGAGGCATGTCAAAATTCAAAACTGAAAAACCCAGACGGGTTATGGACTGAGTTTCATGTAAAGTCTACCGATAACCCATTAGTCAGGGAAGACCCTACATTCTTAGAAGAAATAAAAAGACTTACAAGGGAAGAGTATGTCCAAGAAGTAGAGGGTGAGTTCTTAGACATAGGTAACGCATTGATACCAAACAGTCTTCTTAGAGAAGCAGTTCGTGACAAGAAACCAGAAGGCAAAGTAAGTTACTATATGGGTGTTGATGTTGCACGTAGTGGAAGAGATGAAACTGTGTTTACAGTTATAGGTGTAGATCAAAATGATGAGGTTTATGTTGAAGATGTTTCTTCTGAAAAGCAGTCAAACGTGGTAGATGTATGTGGTAAGATAGGTGAGATGGTTAGAGATTATAGATTAGAAACAGTATTCATAGACGAAACTGGATTGGGTGGTGGTCTGATTGACTTGGCAAGAGAGCAAGATATACCTGCAAGGGGAGTTGTTTTCTCATTACAAGAAAAGGCTTCGATGTATAAAAACCTAAGATTATTATTTGAGAACCATAAAATAACACTGAAGAAGGTGGATAAAATGGTGTATCAACTGTCATATTTAACGAGGGAATATACTGAGGGTGGTATCATGAAGATAAAGTCTGAAGAGCATGATGACTATCCAGATAGTCTGGTCTTGGCGTGTAGAGCAGTGACATCTGGTAACCAATGGCATGTATTAGACGTAGGAAAAGAGCTACAAAAGGCTCTTTTTGGTTAAAAACTTTAAATACTGTAGTGTGTATACAATTATATGAAAACAGAGTCCAAGATTCCTAATATTGAACAGGAAATACCAGAGATAAAAGACGAGATAAAGAAACCTCAACCTAACAATCACCCAGATCATGTAGACTTGGAACTAAAGTCAGATTCACCACAAGATTTATGGGAAACATTCCTAGAAAGAAGAAAAACAGGTGCTACAACCGTAGGTCAAGGTGCTGGTAACGCACAATATGGCAACCCACATGAAACTGGTCATGAATCTGATTGGGATAAGGCTGTAGATTTAAAATGTTTTGTTGATTGTAAAGATGTGAAGGGTGGAGATAAGCAAACTTATATACCAAATGGAAGAAAAGAGAGTAAGGGCAATGAACACGAATAAGATAACTAACACAAAAATAGGCGATGACATACACTTTTATGTTAATGGAACGGAAGATCGTGGTATTGTCGTAAAAATGAACAATGAATACGTAACAATTTTTAAGGAATCAACACAGGCATATGATGATATACATATAAATGACACATTTTTTATCAAGGATATTTTAGTTAACAAAGAATGGAATAAGATGGACGATATTGAAAGATATGAGGCACTAAAAAAGATTCATGCACCATCACCAAGATTTATTTCCAAAGCATGGGAAGACCTCCCAAAAGAAATTACAGAATTATTACAAAAAAATAATGCAATAGAAACATCACATAAAGAAGGCAAGGACGATGATATGAATAACGTTGACACAAGAGGTTGGGACGATTCAAAGAAAGGTCTGGGTGGAACAGAACGTGATAGAAGTGAAGCTAGTACAACAGGTGGAGACACAGGTGAAGGAAAAGACGCTTTGGAAACAGGAGCAGAAACAAAAGGAGAAGACTCAACACAAGACGCAGGAAAAAAGGTGCAGGGTAGAAAACACAGAAAGGAACACATAGAAACAAACCCAGAAGAAAAACCAGACACACACGGTCATGGTAAAAGAAGTGAAACAAAAGAAGAAAGCGAAGGACACACAAGAGCAAGTAGCACTGTTGAAAATGCGTCAGCAAAATTCACAACAGCAGGTGGAACAGAACAAGCAGAAT